AAAGACATTACATCCTGTTGCTGTTCATGCAACTTGGAGTAGCTTTCCAGAAGTAATCGTGCAAACTTCATCATAGTATTATATTAAAAAGCCCAACCCAACAAACGCTGGGTTGGGCTTAATCCTTTGGTGTATTATGTCAGGGAGCTAAGTCTCCACCGAGAGCATCAAGAATACCTCCTGGAGCTTCAACTTCACCATTGTAAATCTCGATGAAGTCGTAGCGGAACTTGACCTGAATAGTATCAAACTCTGAGGTTGAGTAGTTCTTCTCACCTCTAGTGTAAGACTTAGGATAAGCACCGATGAGATCAATTACTGATTGAATCTCGCCCGCACCATTGAACTCACGGATTCTAGCCTTTGTCTTATAAGTATCAGGAGTGAAAGACTTACCAGTACGCTGGCTGTAAACAGTACCAACATAGTCTAGAAGAAGTCTACCCTCTTTGAAGTTGAGTAGGTTGTCGAAGGTGACGGTTAGCTCCTGCTGTGAGATCTTACCAGGGTAGTAGATCTTATCGTTCATTCTACTAACCTCGATGTCCTCATACTCGAAACCAAACCCGTCAATCTGCTTGGCACCTAATGTAATTGCGCGAGAGAAATCAACACTGTTGCCAGGGAATCCCTCAGGAATAAAGAGACTAAACTCCCACTGATAAGACCTTACGGAATCTAATTCAGTTGAAACGAAGGGAAGTCCAGGTTCTGCTAGATTTCTCTTTTCACGATCTAAAAATTGGCTTGCCATAATTATTGCCTCCTAATATTATGTAGTGGTTACTGATTGGCTGGTAAGGTTTAGCTCAAAGACCACAACCTCAGCAGTTTTGGTGGGTCTGATGTATACCTTACACCAAAGCTGACCCTTTTCAATTCTGTCAGGAGTGTTTGTGGTTGAGTCACAGACAACCTGATAGCTGGTAATTCCACGACCTCTTCTAATGGGGTCGATAAGCTGAGTAATCAGAGACTTAACCTGCTCCCAAGTGAGTGGATCGTTGGGCTCGAAAGCAAACTGTGCAGTAGATCTAAGGATCAGTCTCTTGATGATGATCATAAGTCTACGGACATTTACTCTATCAAGAGCACTTGCTTTTCTTTGAGCAGTTCTTTGACCGTAGATAGCAATGCCCTGTTGTGGGAATTGTACGATTGGGTTGATTGCGTTACCCCCGCTGTACATTGCATCACGATCACCTTGAGTAAGTCTTACCTCAACTTCAGTTGCCTTGGTAAGTCTACCACGGTTAAGACCAGCAGGAGCAAACCAAGATTCGGATACGGTATCAGTGAAACACATCTGTCTCATGGCAAAGATAGCAGGATCATACCACTTGTCCTTACCGGAGTAAGCATCGAATACCTTAACCCAAGGCCAGTAGATAGCAGCCCAGGAAGAGTTGATTGCGGAGGTTCTATCACCTAAAGAGCCAGCACCTAGACCGTTTGACCAGTTGATAGCGTCTTGAGCTTTGTCTATACCGTAAGGAGGTGAAACAATAGCTAGGAACAAGCCAGTCTGCTCTGCAAGAGTAATCAAGGCGTTCTGTACTCTCTGGTCAGTGAAGCCAGGAACCGAAGCTAAGGTTACAGCGATGATGTCATCGTTGAGAACTTGCATACCCGTTCTACCAGTGTCATTGTCCACACCTATTAAGGCAGTTGCCTTACCATCGTCAGAAGCAGGAATACCATCAGTTCCTCCAGTTAATTTGTAGGTTCCGTCTACGAGTTTAACGAATCTTGGATCAAAGCCTGCGGTAGCTGTGACACCCAAGTTGCTAATAGGACTTCCAAAAGAGGTAAGGGCAGTTGTCGTAATGTCACCGCTTTCATCGTAGATACTACCTTTTATTATCTTAGAGATAGCATCAGCCTCTCCAGTATTAATCTCGTCCTCGATAAAGTTGTCTTCATCAACAAGACCAACAGTGTAATCTTCTAAAGTAACGCCATCCTGAGAAACGAAGATTCGGTTCTTAGTTCCACCTAAAGTATCCACAGTAACTTGAGTTCCTTGGATAGATCCGTCAGACTTTACAGTGTAGTTGTATCCTGTTCCTGGATAGAGACTTTCAACAAAGTATGACATCGCAGAGGCACCTGTAGGAGTAAATCCTGATACAGTCACAGTGCTTAAGGTAAGAGCGTTTGGAGTTTTATAGTCTGAGCTTAGATTAGCAATACTGCTACCAAATCCATCAGTAAAATTGTTTGAACTGAAGCAGGTTACTTTAAGTTGAGCTTGATCACCAGCCCAGCCACCTACTAGGAAAGAAGAACCGTCCACTCTAACATGCTGAACCTTTACTGAATCAACACCAGCGGCAAAAGCGGTATCTAGAGCAGCTTCTTGATCACCGCCTCCTGATACGAAGACCTGAAGTGCAGTGTTGTATTGCTCAACACCTTTAGAGTTCTCTACTTGAATTTCTAACCAAGCTGATGAGGTATCACCTATGGAAGATGCTAAACATACAGCAGGGCAAACACCGTAAGAAGCACTTACACTAGCGTCTACACCACCGCTCGCACATCTAACAAAGTATACAGAGTTGGTAGTTTCTAGAACTTCTATGGCACCTTCAAGACCTTGGCCTGCTGCCTTAGATTCAGCAAGAGGATCACCGAAAGTATCAATAAGATCAGCTTCGGTGGTAATTAAAGTAGCCTTGTCAACGGGTCCTTTACTTGCGAAGCCTACGATACCTACAACACTAGGGTTGATAGAAGGTACATAGTCACTGTTATCGTTTTCTACGACATAAATTCCGGGGCTTACATAGGTTGCCATAGCTTATCTCCTCAAATGTTCCTTATTTTAAGTATTTTTCTATTGCTAAGGTTTTTACACTGCTTAGTAATAGCGTTGTCTGGTACTACGAGAGTTGCCTTAGGCTGAATGAAGACAGCTTTGGTTCCCGTAGAGTAGTTCAGAAAGATCTGAAACGACTGAAGACTATCGTTTGTAATGGATTTCATTTTAATCTCCTTATGTATTTAGACCCCTGGGAGTTATTTTTATCTAATTTTATAGCCATATTTCAGTGTTGACCTGAACTATCTTGCCAGTGGAGGTCACTTTAAACCTTGGGCTTTGAATGTAGGACTCAACATTTATGGTGAAACTCTTTCTAATTAGACGGTCTTCCTTATCTCCTACTTCTACAGCAGAGATGTCAGACTCCTCCGTCAGGAATGCTTTTATGTTATTTGAATAACTGGTTTCCAGAATAAGATCTGGATTGAACTGAGATCTTAAAGTTGCAGCTATCTGGTCTATGTCAGAAACATACTTAGACCATACGCTTAAGGTATACTCTGAAATGATTGGGACATCACATAAAGAAACTACTCTTTCTGCTCTCTGAGTCTCGTCATTCCAGACAGAGTTATACATGAGCACATTCCTCTGTCTTCTCTTAGGATCGTCTGAGGCTACCCCTGATTGAAAGATGGTAGAGTATGGGAGTATGATGTTGTTCTCTTGGAACTTCTTCGCTACAGCCCTCTCCTGCCTTCCATGATGAAGCTTGAGCTTAATGTACTCTGAGTCATCATTGACATAGCCCAGCCTAAGCTCGGCTAATAAGGATCTTAAAATCTCTTTATAAACCTTTGAGGTTACATTAAGGTTCTTAGACATCTTTGTTATCTTATCTTTGAGATAACCGTAACCAGTATCAGCAGTAGGCTTCAGCGAAGAATCGTTCACTGTGTATTCAAAGTATCTGTCACTCAAGATCTAAGTACCCCCCAACATCATCTGCTACATCAGTTGTAGGCTGGTTAAGTGTCCCTTCATCTTCACGGAGAAGTTTAGCAGTGCATACTATATGGTATACACCATACATCTCAAAGCTATCCTCTTGCACCTCACTAATCTCATACTTCTGGTTCTGGAAATGAGGTCTAATATGGTCTCCAATTTCAGGGCTTCTTTGTAGAGCTTGCTCGATGTAGGTCTTGTTAAACACAAACATCTGATCATTTGTTAACTCTATACCAAAGTTAGATAGAACCTCCTCTACAACAGAAGGTTCGTAATATCCATGAACTGTAATTGGCTCAGAAGCTACAGTCTTATTCCTTGCCTCTAGATATACATCGTCATAATCTTCACTGACGAAGGACTTAAAGTAATGAAGTGGTGAACCTGAGATTCTAATGATCTCGTCATCAACTAGATTAAATAGGTTTACATCAGGGTTAGATGGATCGTAGAAAGATAAGGGAGTAGCACCATCCACTCTAGGAAGGTTAGGCATGTCCCTGTTAACTTTAAATCTCTTTGCCATCAGCCTGTAGTAAACATGGGAGGTTCTTCAACCTCATTGATGAGTTCATCTTTCAGAACTTGTTTCTCTTGCATAGCCTCTTGCACAAGCTGTGCTCCGTTAAGTTGTGTTCCTCCACCAGGACCAGGGACTACCGCGAACTTACCTCTTACCTGACCAAGAAGACCCTTGGCACAGGATGTAGCATACTTCTGAATCCAGTTACGCATCTTAGGTGTCATGGTCATAGAGTTAAGACCTCTGTATTCCATGATTGCTACATCACTCACAGCAGGGGTGGGATATAGTTGTAAGTATTGACCACCTACGATATCCCATCCGCCATCCTGACTCAAAACTCTGCGTGTAGTCTCAAGAGTAGATTGTAAAAGATAGTAATCTCCTATAGTAAAGCTATCGAAAAGATAGTTGTCTTGGAAATACTTGATAAAGAAATCAAACTCTAGCGTGCCTGCTTGTGATTGAATGCTAAGAAGAGTCTTTTTAAATGTAAGATAGGTTAGATTCCTGAGGATATAAGAAGGAATCTTGTACAAATTGTATCCACCTACAGTATTGAATACGGCAAACTGTCTGGTGAAATGAGGAGCATGATAATCCAACTCAGTTATAGCCTCGTCTATACAAAGCTTTAACTGATGATCACTAAGCTCGACTCGAACTACTGGATGACCGAGAGCAGCTAAGACATAATCTCTAATCTGTTGTTCAAACTCAGAGAATTCTATGACATCAGACTGTCTAGTTTTGTTAAGGTTTTCAAGGTCTATGTCTTGAGTGTCGGGAGACTCATGATCATTTAATCTATCACTAGATGTATTAGAGAAGCTATTCCCGTAACCTGTTACCTTAGGATATACTACTTGTGCCATAATTAGTCTCCTTTCTTTTTCTCCCTCTTCGACTTACAGGTTCTTTAACCTTAACAATCTCTTTTAGAATGTCATAGTTAAGTTTTTCATCTGTCTCGATCACCTGATTAGGTCTGATGTGAACCAGATCATTGCCAACCTGTATCAAAACTGTGAACCTACAAGTGCTTCTATACTTGTACTTCATACTTATATATAGCTCTCATAATAAAAAAATGCCCACTCCCCTGATTTTGAGGAGTGGGCATCCGTCAGCTAGTTTCTATCAGACATTCTCGAAGGGGCTGTAAAGACCAGCGGGACCGACCAGACGGATCACACGGTAGAAGCGTGATGCAGGAGCGACTGCGACCTTACCGTAACGGGTAAGGATGCCCTTTCTGGGCTGGAAGCTCTCAGGATCGGTAACAGTTGGTAGTGCCTGGAATGGAATGTAGGGGGCATAGATGAAGCCACCGTCCATTGGGCCAGAACCTTTGTAACCCATAAGAATCTCACCCTCTGGGTAGAGAGGATCAACATAAAGATCGAAGCGACCCATGAACTTACCACGGTAAGAAATGGTGCCAGGACCAAAGTTAGTAGGACCGTCAGCACGATCTATACCACCGTTAAGCTTGGCAGCAGTCTCAAGAAGAGTTGCTACGGCAGGAGCACAGATCATCCAGTTACCAGCACCACGCTGAGTGGTCTTGAAGATGTCCTGTGAGGCGAAGT